CCTGGCCGACTACGCCGACGGTCGATGTCGTTGGCGGCGCGGTGCCGATGATGGGTTCGGGCAGATTTTCAAGAGCTTCGTAAACGGCGCCCGAGGTTATCGGGTTTGCACTGCCGGAAGTGGGAGTGCCGTCAAAAGTGAGGGCGTTCTGCTTTGCGTTCCACTCTGTTCTCTCTGTCTCCGTGATATGCTTTGTTGTGTCGGCAACGTGAGTTGTAAGGTTGCCCTGCACAGCCGCCGCCGCGCCGCTTGCATCCGCTCCGACCATTGCCGCCGTGTAGTCGCCTGCCTGCGGTGCAACAGCGCCCGAGCGCCCGTTGAAGCTCGCCACGCCGCCGCCAGCCGCGCCTTGAGCCGCTTTAGCCCAGTACTTTGCATTGTCGGTATCCTCGCCCTCGCGCGTTCCCGTGCCGCCTACAGCCCAGCTCTTGGCCATATTGCCGCCTGCCGTCGCCGTTGCCGCCGCGCTTTTTGCGCCGCTCTCGTATTCTGCCGCCGCCGTTGCGGAAGCCTCTGCGGCATTCTGCGCATCTTCGGCTTTGCTCTGGGCAGTCTCAGCCTTGCCCTGTGCGGTCTGCGCTGCTGCCTGTGCTGCTTTCGAGGCATCTCGCGCGGCCTCTGCCTTGCTCTGCGCGGTTTCCGCTTTGCCCTGTGCGGTCTCGGCTGCTGCCTGTGCCGTCTCCGCGGCGTTCTGCGCAGTCTCGGCTTTGCCCTGTGCGGTTTCTGCCGCTGTCTGCGCGTCCTTTGCCGCCTGCGCCGACTGTGCCGCCGCCGACTGCACCTGTGCCCAGATGGGCAGTGTGCCGGTCGATACGTCCTCATAGCCCTCATAGCCCTTGCGTATCTTGCCGACCGTCGCCCACACCGTAGGTATCGCGACCGTGTTGGCGTTGTCAGCACCGTACACGCCGACCATGAGTATCTCGTCGCTTTTCTCAAGGCATTCCTGCGGAATGGAGCAGACGTTGTTTTCCCAATACGAATCGAGCACGACCTTTGTAACGTCGCCTGCCGTGAATATCGCGGTTCTGCTTATTCCCGAATGCCAATCGGCTGAAAACTCGAATTTTATCTTTGCATTTATCATGCCGCTGGTTAAGGTTTCGTTTTCCGTCACCGTCGCCAGCGCTTTGCCGATCATGATTGTTGTCAAAAGGCTTTTCCTCCTTTCTCGCTTCTTGATTTCAGCATAACAAAAGGAGGCAGGGCTTATTAAGCCCCACCTCCGCATGTTTTTTAACTTTCGTTGTCCTCTTTGCGCTTATAATATTCCTGCGCATGGTCGATTATCCCCTGCGCCGGGTTTGAACTCTTATAGGCTGCTGCTTCCCATTTCGCAAGGCTGCTTTCGTTATTGACTTCGTACTTAGCGATATGGTCTGCGTACTTGTATACATAACTGAGCATGTATGCCTTTTCGGCATCGGATGCGCGAGAATATGTGCTGCTGTTTATTATCTTCGTTGCCAGATCATAAGAGGTTCGCCCCTTAACTGTTGCATACTTCACATATTCCTCAGCCGTCAGATATTCGCCGTTGATTTTTGTGTTTGTTTTCGCGCGGCTGGGATATACGGAGGTTTCGCCCAGATCATAAAGCCGTTTGAGCTCGCCGTCTATCTCGGTGCTGCGCTCCTTCTTGACGTATGCCGGATTTACAAAGTTGTTGAGCACCCTCTCAAACAGGTTGCCGGTTTCCTCTGTACGTCCCCATGCGTCAATGTACGGTATCTGACTGAAATCATAAAGCGGTATCTTGTTGGCGATCTTGCCCCACATATATTGCAGCTCAGAGCCGACATTGCTGTTGCGGTCAATATACGTTGTTTCTCGCTGATTTTCTCCAAACGCTCTTTCGGCCTGCCCGAACAGCGTCGGGAAATACTGTGATATGTAGTTTGTCGCCATGCTCGTTGCGATTTTGAACGAACCCTGTCCTTGCTTTATGTAGGCAAGGTTATCAAACAGATCGTTGACGCTTTGAAGCATTGACATTTCAAACATCGGCGTGCTGAGGCTCATGACGGAACTCATAAGGTTCTGGACAAAGCCGTTATCCTCGCTTTTGCCGCTGAGCGAATTATACAGTTCAACGCCCACGAATAGCGGCATGCTTTCCGGCGCGAGCCAGTCAAGCGTGATGCTTAGACCGCCTATGTTAAGCGCATAGTTTTGACTTCCGCCCAGCTCGTCAAACTTGTTTTGTTTATCGTCATCTCCGGGACTGCCGCTGAATAATCCCCACGATGCCAGAAGAACACCCAAGCCAACAAGCGCAGTGCCAGTCAGCCCGGCGGAAACGTCGTCGATAAACTGTGCCGGTGACATTCCGTTTTCTGCATCGCCGTTTACATACGCCTTGACTTTCTTTGTGTCAACGGCGAGCGACTTTATAAGCCCTACGGGCGAGTATTCCACCGCTCTCACGAGTATGTTTGCCGGTGTTTTTTTGAACGGCAAAACGCCCTCTATTAGCGCAGAAGCGATCTTGTTATCGACCTTGCCGAGCCTGCTGACCATTGCCGAAAATCTGTTTGTGTCGCGGTAAGTCGCTTTCTGGGCTTCCTTTATCGCAACGGCCTGTGCTTTTATTATCGTGCTTTCGGGCACCTTGCCGGTGTTGAGCTGTTCGGCGGTTATGCCGTTTGCCTTGTACCATTTCGCAAGCGCGTTGGCGTATGCAGGTTTACAAAACCATGCGTCCTCCGCGTCAAGCAGGTTTGAATTGCCCTTGCGTGCCGCCTCAAGGATTTTGGTTTTGTAAATCGTCCTTTTCTTGTCTATACCCTGGAATGTATCGACATACTTGCCGCCCGAGAGTATAGTCTCCTGCACCGCTTCATAATCGGTCATTGCATATTTTATAAGTGCCACGTCATTTGCGTTATTGCGGTTGAGCATGGCTTTGCTGCGCTCTATGCCTCCGTTTACTTTGCTGTCGGCGACATTTTCAAGGCCGTATGCTATGGTGTTTTTGACTGCCCTGACTGGCACGAAAAATGCGTTGCCCACGATGTTTCTGACATGTGTACGAGGATTGCCCAGCATAGCGAGGTATCTGAAATTGTTGAGCTTTTCATACCATGTCGCGTCTATCTGTTGTGCTACGCTCTGCTCGATTTTCGCCCATGCGGTCTTTATGCCGTCCTCGTCGCCGCTTCTGAGTGCTTTACCGTACTCGTCATACAGCACCTTGTCAACGTGTATATCCGCTTTGTTGCCCTTGTATTTCTCGTTAAGGTCTTCCTCTATAGTCTCAACGGACTTTGCGGCAAGATACAGTTTGCATTCGGGAGAGAGCTTGTTGAGTATGCGCATCGCCTGCAAAGACTGCGCCGTGTTCGTTGAGTTCTTCACCATAAGTGAGGCAATATCCAGCGCGGTTGCATAATCTCCGCTGTTGACGGCATTGTTGTATAGGGCAATGCCCATAACGGTATTGTCCTTCGATACCTTACCGGCATTTATCTGTGCCTTGTAATCGGCAAGCGCCTGTTCCCAGCCGTTAGCCTCTATCGTGATCTCGGCTTTTTTGAGCGCTGCCTCGTCGGAATAGGCTATGTGTGAGAATTTGCCCTGTGCCGCGTCCTCGCGCAGTGCGTCGGAAAACTCTGCCGGAGTAACGCCGCTGTTTGCGAGTGTGGAAACATGCTTGCTCGTGAGCTTGCCGTTCAGATCTTCCTTAGGTATCTCCTGCGGCGCTCTGTGCTGCTGCTCGGCAAGGTTTGCTTCCTGCTCTCGGCTTATCGGATGCAGCGCGTTGTTGCCCTTGCCCTGAGCCTCAGTTACCCAGCGCTCGCCTCTTGTTTCCTCGCCCGTGAACTCTGCCGAAGCCGCGCCCATGCCTTCCGGGAGCGGATTTTCTGCCGTTCTATCCTTTACCCTCGTAAGGACATTGTCCAAAGCCTTGATATTGACATAATCGCTGAGTTTTCTGTGTTCCTCTGCGTACTTTCTGCTAAGCAGGGTAAAACGATTTCGGGCTGTCGCTATGGCGTTTTTGTCTCCGCCGTTCTCTGCCGTTAGCACTTCCTGACGTGCCGTGTTAAGCTTTTCGGCAATGCCGCTGACCTTGTCATACTGGCGCTTATAGTCCTTTATAAGGCCGCGCTCGTTCTCGTTTGCCGCATCCTCGTTTGTCGCCTGAGCGAGCATAGTTTCGTTCTGCCGCCGCAACTCGGTAATGCTCTCCGGCTCGCGGGAGTAGCGGATATCTGGGTTGCTCTCATCAAATGCGCCGATGTTGTCAGTTGCGGACTTGATCTGTTCAGGATGCAGAGCTATGTAGGCATCTGTGCTGCGGCCAAAGCTGCCTGCGTCATTTTCAAGGATAACGCCGTCATAACCGTTGCTTTCGAGTGCATTAGTCATTACATTCTTTGCCTTGGTGGAAAGCTCGTCCGCTTTTGCTGTCCATTCGTTGGCGAGCGCGTCTTCCGCATCAAAGAGTGCGTTAAACTCCGACACATCATACAGGCTCCGACTGTCCGCCCCCGGATTATTGGCTCTCCAATTTATCATGAAGTCTTTCAGTTCTTTAATAGCCTGCTGTGTTTTGGACTTGTATTCACGGTCGAGCGCTTCATGCTGAGTAATGAGAGCGTCATATTCCGGTGACATATTGCGCATAAGCCTTGTTAGCTCGCTGCGATCTCTGGCTCTAAGTGGATTGACTATCCTCGCATAGAGCGCCATCTGCTTTTTGCCTTTGAGTCCTATGTCTCTGTTGCTGCTCTTTAGGAATATCCCGAATGGTGTTCCGTTGTCTCTTGTGCCTGCTCCTTCACGGCGTGTATCGAATACCGTAAAGTCGTTTTCGGTCTGGTGGTATACGATCTTCGGGCTGCCGTCTGCATTCACGACCTTGCTGTTGCCAAACCAGCGCTTAAACTGCCGGCTTTCGGTAACATCTTTGATTTTCAGCTTGACAGGGGAGTTAACATCTCTTATACTTGATACAAAGCCATCGCTTGTGTTAGGCATCTTAGGCACTGTGACCTTTGAACCCTGATATAATGCGGTGGCTTTTGCTTTATCTAAATAGAACACATGCGGCTCAGTCGATTTGTGATCATTAAGTGCCTTAGTAAGCAGGTTTGACACGGCGTTTTTCCGGCCGTATAGGCTGGTCACGGCGTTGCTGTCTATCTTTACTGTGTTTTGAATTCCAAATCCATCAATATATACCGGCGCAACGACTGTTTTTCCGTCTTTCGTGAAAGGAAGAAGCGCAATAACGCTTGTTCCCTTCTGTGTTTCGGATGCAATAATTGCAACAGGTTGCTCAAGCGCAGAAGGGAGTTGCTTTAACAATGCTTCTCCTATGTGGTGTTCGGAATTTTTGGTGCCGTTTATTGCATAATCCACATGACTTTGATTTATAGTCATCGGCAGCGAGTTAAAGCCTACCTTTCTAAACGCAGTTGGTGTAGCACCGATTACTAAAGTGTCGTATTTAGGTATCTTCCCTGCTATCCAATCATCAACCTGTTCAGCGAAAGGCTTTGAATAATCATATTTCAACGGTTCACTCGAATGCTTTTTACCATTCACCCCACTTTTCGGCGGTGCTCTGCCTTTACTCGCGGTCTCGGCGGTGTGCTTGCGGAAACTCTCCTGTACCTTGCCGTAGTTTGCGCTGTCGTGCTCCGTTCCGGCAAAGATGTTTATCTTGCCCAGCGCGTCGCAGCACATTTCCTCAAACGCTTCGGTCTCGCTTATCGTGTCGCCGTATGCGTGCCTGTAGACCTCAACGGCGCTGTTAAGCTCCTTCTCCGAGAGGTCTGAAAGCATGGCACTGCGCAACTCGTCAAGGCTTATATCGCCCTGTGCGATTGCCGCGTGCCCCATCTCATGGCGCATTATCTGCTCTGCGGATATGTCGGGATGGTCTGAGCGCACCATAACGGTTTTGCTCTCGGTATCGACCATGCCTCTGAACTCGCCGCCGCTGTCCTTGATATTGCCGCCCTCGAAATATTGAACGTTATAGCCGTAGCTTCTTGCAAGCTCACGGCCTTTTTTCATGCTCTCGTTGTCCTCGCCGGAGTAGTAGACATTTTCCTGCTCTACGCCGTTATAAACTACTTTTTGCCCAGCTTTGCCTTGAGCTGCGCTATAACCGCTTTGTCTGCCGCTATCTGTTCCGGCGTAAGCTTCGACTGTGCCTCTTTCCACTGAGGGTATTTGTCCTTCGGTATTCTGACCGTTAAGCCGTTGGCCGCTGTCGCGTAGACGTACTCCATTATTGTTTACCTCCTGTGTGTTTATCTGGTTGTTTACCTGTGTGCTTACATTATCACCCTGCACCGCCGCATTGTCAACCGCCGCCTGAGTTGTAGATGCACCCATGTTATATGCTATCTCCGCCTGTGCGCGGTTCAGCACGGGCACTTTGGTAAGCGACTCTTTGTGCGCGCCCTGCTGCCCCATCTGATACACAGCATCAAACGCCATTTCAAACGCCTCGGGAGACTCGACGGGGGCGAGATCGTATGTTCTGCTTATAACCTCCGGGGAGACCGTATATTGCTCTGCCATGCTGTTAACAACGCTGTTCTTTGCCGCCGTTGTGCGGAGGTTAGCAACTGCGCCGCTCCCGGTCATGGTATTCACAGCCTGCTGCATTACCGGGCTGCTGTCTATGATGCTCTGCTCCGCTCTCGTCAGTTTTTGACCGCTTGCAGCCTTGGCAATGACCGTCGCGGTGTTATCGTCAACAAGCGTACCGCTGCGCTCAAGAGCATTGCGCACTGCCGGTGTATCTCTCTCAGCCGTTATGAGCTGTTCAAGGTTGGCAGTCTCCTTGTCGCTCAGGTTTCTGTTGCCTCTCTTTGCGCTGTTGTCAAGGATGTTCTGATATTCTGCGGCGGTCAACTGTGCCTGAGAACCCTGTTCGGATGCAAGCCCTGCGTTTACAAGCTCGCGCTGATAATTTTCATACGCTCTCTGCTGCGCGTTCTCGGCGCGATACTGACCGCTTATAACGTTCGTTCCTGCGCCGAAAAGGCCGAGAGTGCTGCCGATGATGTAGTCCTCGAGCATCTGCTCTGCGTCCATGTCCTCGCCCAGGTCAGACCAATCGCCCTTGCCGTCATCCAGCTTGAGCACACGGTCTGCAACAGGGTTCAGGATATCCGAGAGGACTTCCTCTAAGCCTTCTTCGTTCGCGCCGACAATGACCTTGAGCGCCGTGCGGCCTTTGTCCGTCTTTGCCAGTCGGTTTACAAGACCGTTAACAAGGCTCTCGTTTCTGATAATGCCCTTGCCGTATGCGACTTTGGAAGCAGCGCCGAAAAGCTTCTCTGTAAGCACTTCGATTGCTGCGCTCTTGAGGCCAGAGGTAAACTGGTCATTGATATCAAGGCCGTTGTTTCTTGCCTCCTGCGCTCCGCTTCCTGCCGCTCTCATTCCCATTGCCACAAGACCTGAGCCGGGGAGAATGGCGTTCATAGCCGCGTCACCGGCAAACTGCAAGCCTGCAATGCCGAAGTCAACAACGCCCTGTCCGAACTTGCCTAAGCCCTCTTTTGCTATCTGCTGATACTCATTCGAGCGTGCGGCAAGCTCATCGGCGGTGTCAAAATTCTTTTGCCCTGCTCCTGCAAGCGCTGCATAACCGCGCTCAAAGGCCTTTTGGCTGTCCTCATGCTGCTTCTTGAGACCGCCCTCGCGCGTGTTTATGTCCTCGCCGTTGAGCATTGCGTCATATCCGGCTTTAAGCCTTGCGCTGTCCGCTGCATCTCGCGCTTTTGTCTGCGCGTCCTTTTCTTTCAGCAGACCGAAAAGGTTTGAAAACGCGCCTGCCGTGCTGTATATTGCAGCGTTCGCCGTAGCGTCAAATCTCGTTGTTTTTGACGCGCCGTAATCTCCCGCGCCCAAAGCGCTTATCTGCCCCGGCTTGCGCTCGCTGCTTTTTTTGCCGTAAGATATAGCGTCGCTGCCCTTGGTGAGCTTTTTGGCGTTCCCGGCTTGCTGCAAAGCAGCGAAAGCAGGGTTGTTACGAGCAAGAACTTCGCTCACTTCGGGCAATTGTCCTCTATTCTTACCAACTTTGGATTTAGCACTGTTTGTGCCGTAACCCTTGGCGATTGCCTGTGCTTTCTGGGCATAGGCTTTTTCGGTCTTTTCGCGCCCTGCTTTTGCAGCAGCCTCTATCTGCTCTTTTGTAAGATTTATTTTCTTCGCCATCTTTAACCTCGCTGAACTTACAAGCTGATATTTGCCTGAGATTTAAGCTTTCGTTTGAGAACATTTATATCATCATCGGTTAAACTCGAGTTTTTATTCCATGCATCGACGAGCGAATTAAGGCTGTTATAGTTTTTGCCGTTCCATGTGAAAATGCCCTCGTCAGGGTCAAAATTAAGCTGACGAACTTTTTTTACTGAAATACTTCCATCTTTGTTTACCTTGAAGTCTTTGCCACTCGGATACCTATTTCCCCCGCCGCCTGAGCCGCCGCTTCGTGCCGCCGTCTGAGCCGCCGCCTGCTGCTGATAGTAGCTCATGAGGGAGTTGATATATGACGGGTCATAGCCTGCCGTGCTTATAAGCGCCTGAGAGGGCGTGCCGCCGGCTGCAATGATTGCGTCTATCTGGCTCTGTGCAAGCTTCTGGGCATCCTGCCGCCTGTTGTAATTGCTCTCGCTCAGCTGCATGTCCTGATTCCACTTGTCGATAAGCTTGTTGTATTCCTGCTGATCAAGCGTGTTGTTCATGTTCCAGTTGTTGAGGAACCGCTCATAATCCGTTGCATCCGCGCCGGAAACGAGGCCATACAGGTTGCCGAGATTGCTTATGTTATCCTGCTGCTGCTGATATGCCATGCTTGCCGCAGCCGCAGCCGCCTGATACGCCATTTCGGCATTCGCGACTTCCTGCTGGTAGCGCTGGAAATCGACCTGATCGCGGTCAATGTACATGCCATAGAGGTCTTTCATATTCTGCCCTTCATCACGATATTTGCCGTATGCTCTGTCGTAGAACTCGGGCAGCATCTCCGTTACCTTTTGCAGATACGCATTGTACATCTGCTGTCCTACGGCCTGTGAATAGGTCGAACCATAACCTCCCGTGAGGGCTGCTGCCTGCCCCATTGTATCTTCCATTGCAAGCTGTCCCTGCTTGGTGTATAGGTCTTTATACTGCTGATACAGCGGGTCAAGCTCTTCGTTGTAACTAAATTCCTCACGGTTGAGCAGTTTATTCAAAAGCTCGTCTATCTGCGCGTCATACTGCGGATTGTACGTCGGTGCAGAATATCCCGGCATGGAAATAGTCGGAGCATTAGTTATTGCATCGGTAATTGAACCAAGGATTTTGTCCAAATCTTCGGAATACTTAGAGTTGTAATCCGTCGATGGTGTGTGCCGCTCGGTTTCGGTGGTAAAGCTATATTTATTGGTGCGCGGCAAATTCATGTTGTTCGTGTCGATTTTTTCGTTTCTTGCCTGCTCCGTTTGCCTTGCTCCGGTCATATCTCCGGCGGCTGCCTTTGCCGCGGCGGTAAGGCCTAAGTCTGCGGCGCTGGTGTAAGTAATTCCGTTACCGTAAGTTATATTAGACGCACCTGCATGAGGGTTTTTGCCGACGTCGATGTTCAGCCCTTCGCCGTTTATTTTTGCTTTTCGTCTGTTGTACGCCTCATCATACGCCGCCCAATCTCCCTTGGCCGCCGCTTCGTTCATTTTCGCTTTATAGTCAACACCGTTTTCGTATGTAATTACAGTGCCGTTTTCATTTGTCCATGATTTTAATTTAGCCATTTATCCCTCCGTTAATCCTGTGCTTTTCCGACTGCTATGTACATCACCGTGCAGCTCCCGGCCTCGTCCGCTTTGGGAAGCGAGGCGGTAAAGCCGGTCTTGCTAACGTTGTCGGATTTTATCGTTATATTGCGGTCTGAAAACGGCTGAGAGCAGATAACAACGGGCTTGTCTGCAAACTTCGCCTTGCTTCCAAAGCTCACGCTCACCGACGTGTCGCTCTCTGTGCCGTATGTCATTTGGAATGTGCCGTAAGCAACGTTGCTGTCGGATGAGACCTCGGCAACAACAACGCTGCTGCTCGTGCTCGTCTGGCTGCTTGTGTCACTTGCCGCGCCCTCGACGTTCAGCCACACCGAGAGGCTTTCGGCGAGCTGAGCCGTATATCGGTGCAGCTGAGTTACCTTTTCCTCGGATGTGCCAAAAATTCGAGGCGGCTGAGGTATTACTATCATTTGATATCCGTGCCTCCCTCAAACTGTTTGCTGAAGCTGTATAGCCGCACCGTGCCATGACCCGAGAGCTTTATTCTGAAATGGTCGCAGCGCTTAGGCTTGACAGGAACCATGAATGTTGTCGTGCCCTGTCCTTTTATGCGGCCTTGCTTTTCCCAAACGCCGGAGCTGTCGTATTCGATGTAGATCATCATCTCCGAGCCTTTGGGCAGCATCATGCGCAGATTAAAGCGGCTTATGTACTTCTGACCGGTGTAGTTATAGCCCTGCAAGCCCGTTATGGCTTCCCACTCAAATGCGGCTTCTTCATTGCCTGTTTTCGTGTAGTCGGATATAAGGTTTATTGCGTATCCGTTGCTGTCCTCGGTGACGAAGAATGTTTCATTGTTAATCGAGAAGAATGCGAGCGCGTGCTTTTCATCTTCCTTGTGCCACAGTCCGCGCTTTGTGTCGTACACGAACAGCGACCATTTGCCGCTTGTGTCTTTGAGGGATAGATAATACTTGCCGTTTGCACTGCCGCCCTCGGCCGCAACGTAATACACGTTACCGAGCGGCGCGCCGATGTCATATGCCTGAGTGCCGTCAAACGCCATCACGCCGCCGCGAGACTTGTAATAGCAAACATCATCTATCACAGTGACCGAACCGCTGCACCCCGTCTGAACGCCCTGCACGGTCTTATCTATGATTTGATGTGCGCCGGAGCTGGATATATAGACCTTGTGATAACAGTTTTCCTTGAAGAAAATCAGGTTGCCGCCGATGTTTGCCACGCCTGTAAAAGCGCCCGGAGTGCCTATAGATGCACGGTATGCGTCGGTGCTAACGCCCTTGTAGGTTGACCATCGGGTTTCATCGCCTAACTTTGATGCGTATATCTCATTTACATTCGTTTTCTCGGCATCTTCGGATGCTTCATAGTTATATCTGCATCCCCAAATGCGGTTTTGCGCCTGCACAACAAAATCAAGGTCTGGCGCATCCCTATAAAGCTTTATGCTGCCTGCTGTCTGGTTAAAGTCTCCGGTTACGATATCAACGAATACATATATAAGCTCGACCGTGTATGACTTTGTGCCATCGGCCGCCGTTGTCTCGTTGGTCTTATTGATAACTCGCTTTGCCGGGGTATGCTGCCCTTCAAACTTTGCCGAGTTATCGTCCTCGGAGAACGTCGCGTCGGTAAAAGATATCTCTATCGTGTCACCGCTATCGATGCTGATTTTGTTTATTGCCTTTTCGGTCATTGTACCCATCGGCAAAACGATACGTGCCTTTATGTCGCTTGTCTTAGCCCATGATCCGGCAATGTACTTTTTCCACACCGCGCCGGTATCGGTGCTCGACGTGTCAAGCCACAAGTCACCCGTTTTAGGGCTGGGCGGCGCTGTTGCACTCTTGGTAAAGGTCACTGCTTCGCCGTCTTCTGTGCAAGCCGTAAATTTTATCGGTGTATCCGTCGTGGCCGTCGCCTCGATAGACTTATACAGCTTTTCATACTCGTGATTTTCCGTTGTATCTGTTGCCGTGCCGCTCTCGCTTCGAATACTCAGCTTATCGGGATAAATAACGAGCTTATTGGAGAAAAACATCATCTGCTTTGTGCTTTCCGATATGCTGATTGAGTTATCTACCACACCGTCTACCGTTAATAAAACCTTTTTGGTTGTGGTATATGTACCGGTGCCGCGATAGATTTTGTAAATCCCGACTCCGCTATCGGCGGTCTTGCCGACAACGTAAAGATTTGAGTCAACGTCGGCGATCATGCCGTATATCGCGGTAAATTTCCCGGCAGCTATAATGCTCCTTGCATCGCGATTACCCATGAGCGGATAGTAATCGCTCGTGAGATTTTTCATATCATAAAACTCTCCGTCGCCGATTTTGTAGTTGTGGTTATAGCCGCCGAAGGTATCAACGACTGTCTCGATTGTGCTGCTTTCGGGTATAGTTATATATGTCGGCATGCAGTCCTCCCTAAAACCTGAAATGCGTCAGTTTCGGCAGCGGTCTGTGCGCCGCGTCATATGCCTGCGCAAATCGCGTGTAACCGTCGTTGTAAAACAGAACGGCCTTATTGTACTTGGCATCCTCGCCGTTTTGCTGCGCTATTTTGGCCTGTAGGTAATTAACATAGATATCTTCTGCATACGGCTCGGGAACCAGCAAATCGGTCGCTATGTCCTCTGCTGCATACTCAGGCTTTTCAAACTTCTCCGCGCCCTCGTGCGTGGCTATCAGGTCTGTATACACCATCTGGTCAATAGTCAGCAGCCATCGTACCTTTTCGGTTTCATCGTATGCGTTAGGCGTAAGCTTATCGGTAATTTCTATTGCTTCTGCAATTGTCATATTGTTCTCCTATTAAAATAGCCGCCATGAGGCGGCTGTTATTTTTGATATTAATTAGTGCGCGGCAAACTTCATCTCGTCGATGTGTTCGTCGAGCATGCGCTGAGCGTAGTTTGAGCGCTCGATCTCGTCCGCCACTTCTTTGGGGACGAAGCTTGTTTTGCCTTTGGGCAGCAGATAGTTTTTGCCGTTTATCGACACAAACAGATCGGGATCACTGTTTCTGTCGCCTCTCGGTATAAACATTTCAACTCTTTCATCTTCTGTTTTTTTAGCCATGTTTTGCTCCTCTCAGGCGGAGGGGCAGAGTGTTCCGCCCCTCCCGGGATAATTACTTGTTTTCTTCGTCAGTCGCGGAATACGAGCTGACGGACATCACGCGGAGTACGCGCTCAGGGTAAAGGATAGTTGCGCCGTTGGTCTCGAACTTGTAACCGATGGTGCTGAACTGGTTAAGAGGACCGCCGATTTCGTCCTTGTCATGAGCGATCATCTCAAGGCCGCCGCCCTCGGGGTCGATAATGCCAAAGCCGTCCTTGCCGAAGAAGTAAGTCGCATAAGTAACGCCATCGGACTTATTCTTGTAGGTAGCGCTACTGGAATACTTGTAGCTCGCGCCGAGAATAGGTGCATAGGTATCCTCGATGAAGCGGCAGCCGTGCAGCTCGCCGATTTCGCCGTTGAAGATCTCGGAGGTAGCTGCATACTTATGCACTTCAATCCATTCCTTGCTCTGGCGCAGGTCATATGCAACAGAGGGATGGATAACAGCATAGTATTTGCCGTTTATCTTGGGCACACGGTCTTTCTTGAGCTTAGTAACGGCCTTGTTTACCATGGTGGGGGTAAGCAGTGCCCAGCCGTCAGGAGTCGAGCCGCCGCCGCTGGAAGTAGTGCCGCCTGCGCCCATGGTTGCCGGGGAAGTAGGAGTAGAAACTTTAGTGCCGTCCTCGGTGACGTTATCGCAGTACATTACGTTAGTACCGACAAGCAGCGCATCACGGATAAGGGTTTCCTGAGTAGCCGCAGCGGATGCGCCCATTTCCTCGGTCGCTGCAAGAATGACATCGTCATATGCGCGCATCTCGAGCTTATCGGTGATAGAGGTGTAAGTGCCATACTGCGTGATAGATGCAGTCAGCTTAGTTGCGCCAAACTGCTGACCGGTGGGGATAACGCCTTCCTTAAGCTCAGTCGCCTTTGCAAAGGTGTTAAACTTACGCCATTCAACAGTGGTGCCGCCGTTCTTGGGCAGTCTCTGCTTGCGGCCAAACTGCGCATAGAACATCTCAACTCTGGCATTTTCGAGCAGCTCAGTGTCATAGAACGTCTTAAGTTCGGGCGCCATCGTGTTAGTGGCAGGGCTGGCCGCGACGGCCTCGCCGGTGTATGCGTTGGTGTAGTTGGAGGTGCCGTTGCTAACAAGGGTGTTAACAACGGTGCCTGCATCTGCGAAAATCTGAATCCAATTAAAATTGATCATATCGTTTCCTTTCATGGTCATAGGCCACGCGGAAACGCTCAAGGCTTAAAACTGCCCGGGATATATCTTTTCACCCGATCTGATCCGGGCTTTCAACGCCTCTCTCTGCTCCCGTGTGGCGTTTCTGTAATCAAACGTCTGAATGGAAGCGTTAGAGGACTTGGGAACGCCGCCCTCACTCGGGCGCGATCTATTCGACTGCACAGCATTAGACACCTGCTGCACCGATGCTTTCAGCGCTGCCTGCCGTATGCTTTCCTTTATTTCATCTCGATGCACAAGTTCATATGCATCCTCGAGGGAAAACATCAGGTCAGGCGCGGTCAAGCGTCGGAATGTAGGGTTGTCCAGCTCTTTCCGCAAATCAAAGTTGGGGTATTTTTTCTGAAGCTCAACGGCCTGCGCGTTCATCTTGCCCAGATGCTCCATAAGCTTCTGCTCGTTGATAAACTGCTGCTTTTGCGCTTCTGCCGCTCTTGCCACAGCCTCGGAGCGCTCGAGCTGCTTTGCTACCTCGGTCGATACACCCAATTCCATCGCACGGTCTTCGTAATACTCGTCATCATCCGCGACCGCTTTTGCGATTGCGTCATAATCTCCCGAGTCTACGCCGTACTTTTTGGATAGCAGCTGCAGCGCCGGAGCAAGCTTCTCAAGCCCCTCGGCGTCCGCCTTGTACTTTGTCTTTGCCGACGAGACTACTTTCTGCATCTCCCGGTTATAGTCGGGGTCTGCCATGATTTCATCCCATGTAAGCCGCTTTGCTGTATCTTTAGTCTCTGCTGCCTCTATGGCTTCCTTTGGCGCAGCGGCGGCCTGCGCATCGGCTTTAGGCTGATTAACAGCCTTGCCATATTTCGCCCGTCCGAGTTTTTCCTTAGGCACTCCAAGCTCTGCGAGCCTGTCAGCCGTGGTTTTCGGTGCTGTCTGTTCGGCGGCAACAGACACATTAACGCCCGTGTTCTGCCCGGCGGCGGCAGATGTTTCGCCCGAAGTGGCTGCACCGCCATCGCCGGTACCGTCCGCGAATAGCTGCAGCCAACTGAATTTGTTGTGCATTTACATGCCTCCTATTTATTTGCCCGTAGGTGGACAAGTCCGTCGTACCGCCTGCAGGGCTCGAACCTGCATCTCTATCTCTCCGAGCGTTTTACCGTTAAACTAAGGCGATATACAAAAGGGGCGGAGAAGGGGGGACTCCGCCCACAAGAAAGGAGAAAGCAGACTATTACAGCCGCCGTCTGCCGGGGCGGCATCTTAAAGGAGGTGAACTTGCTGTCTCATGCAACCCACGTTTTCAGTATAGCATTTACTTATGCTTTGCTTTCAGCCCCACCTTGCGCATTTTTTTCAGTTTCTGTGAAAATTTTTATGTATTCCGGGTATTCCTGCATCAGCAACACAAAGCCCTTGACTATTACCGACATTTCAATGACCGCCACAGGGTCATATTCAGTCAGCTTTATTCGCGCTTTGCCGTCGGATATATCAATTTCCGTGATATCTTTGGAACTTTCCTGCAAAATAGCCGCTGCCGTGCGCACAAGGATTGTCGCAGCCGCGCATATCAAATCCTCGCCTTTGGGCGCAGACCGCGCATGCCCTTCGATTTTTAATTCGAATGTGCTGCCGGTGCTGTTTACGCATACGTTTATCATGTCGTTGCATATCCTCCATCGGGCATTGCCGCCTCGCGCGTCTTTGCCCGGGCGTTAGACACCTGCGCATGTTCGCGCTTGGCAGGGTCTTCTGCAATCTGTATATTCGCCTGCGGTGTGCTGATCTGTACGTTAGCCTGCTGTGCTATAGCCTGTATCTGTGCAAGCGACTGCGCATCACCGCATTTGGCCGCAAGCAGTGTCGCGACTTGCAGTACCGTATTAAATCGGTCAAACAGTGTGCCGTTCTGCTTGATGGTCTTTCGAACGTTGTCGATGCTGTCAAAATCCATCATCGTAAGGCATGCAAGCGCCTGGTCTGTCTGCTGCGGATTGAAAAAGCCGAGGTTATAAAACTGCAAAGCCAATTCATTATTTGACATCTTGGTGTATGCCGTGCGCTTCTGCGGAACGACATTGATATCAAACTCCGGCACACGCTGCCCGATATCGTATCCGGCAAACATCTGTGTCTGCGGCTTTATGTGCTCGTTGGAATAGCTTAAGAACAATTCCTCGCCGCCGTCGCCCAGAATGCGGAACTGACGCGGCGCATCGTAAAACTGCCTTATCAGCTCTATGACAAGATAGTTTAATTCGCTGTATGCCCTGTAGCTTGCCTTGGTGCTGTCTCTGCTGCCTTTGCCGCTGGCTTCCTGCAATGCCGCTATTGCGCTTGCAGCCGTTACTCCGCTGCTTGTCGTGCCTGTTGCGGTTTCTGTGTTGCCGCTGGTTTCGCGCAATTCGTTGATGCTAAGCTGCAGCATGCTTATATAGTTGCCGTCAAGGTTATCGTGCGTAACAGGCTTTAGGTTATCGTCGTTTAAGCTGCCTTCGACGTTTATGATGGTTTCATTCAGGTTCGTAAACTGCTCAACATTCACGCCGCAGTTGGCTTTCTTAAAGTACCTGGGTTTTGCGCCGACCATTGCATTTTCCACATACGCCGTTTTCATCAGGTCAATTTCCGTCTGCGGCGCTTTGCACAGGTCTACATAGCCGTATCCGCATGGGCTGCCTTCAATGGGAAACAGCGTGTCAAACACATACGGGTATTTGCTGTGGTCATACCAGCCGGTCATTGCACGGTCAGGGTCATTTTCCGTCGCGTAAAGCACCGTGCCCGGAACAAACAGTATGTAGTGCAGCACACCGTTTTTGTGATAGTACGCACTGATAACAGGCACTTTGTCCGTAGTGTCTACATGGTCATCGTATCTGTATTTGCTGGTTATAAAATCATGCGGTATATTCTTGCCCTCCGGCAGCTCAGCCGGGAACATGGCTCGGACTTCGGTTTCGTCCTGAAAATCGACCTCAAAAAAATACTTTGACTGCTGTATATCCTCGACTCCCGGCTCCCAAAACAAATTAAGGATGTTGCACTTGCGCACATCGATATCGCCCAAGCCGTTCATTTTGTTCTTGTCCCATATGACCTTGTACACGCCTGTGCCGGTCTTTAGCTTTGACCACATAACCTTGCTGTAGGTAGTCTCAAACTGGTTTTTTTCCAGCACAACAGGGATTATTTTAGACAGCATAGCCGCCTCTGCTTTATCGCCCTGTTCCCTCGGCAGTATGTTAGGCTCAGGGTATGCATCCATTGCGTCGGCGTGTTTGTTGGTGATAACGTTATGCAGCCAGCCGCTTTTACTTCTAAACCCCGGCTTTGCGTGGCCGTCCTTGTCTTCTTCAACATCGTTTCGCAGCTTCCACCAGTTTTCCGATGCGATGATACGGCTATCGACCGACTTCTTCCCGGCGCGATATTTGTTTAGTATCTGCATCAAATCCTGTATCTGCTGTTCCCCAATGGGTTTTATGCCAAGCATCTGCGCCGCAGTTTCAACGCTGCCAAGCTCGGGCGCTTTGCTGCCGTCTGCTCGTATAGTGTCCTTAGTGATATCCATTTGCTTTATATCCATCCTTTTTGTATTGGTTCAGTGGGTCTGACAATATAACTTTCGGTTTTTGAGGTATTATCGGGCTTATCGGTCTTGCCATACACATATAACGCCATTCATCGCCTACGTGGTCTTCCATCGACGTGTCCAAATCTTCGGGCTTGTGTTCATCGTACATCAGCAGCGGTATAGTACGGATAAACGCCTTGCAGTTGTCGAACACATACATGCGCGGATAACCGTTATCGTCAAATTGCAGCCGATAATGGCATTGCATCCAGCCTGCAAGCCGCTTGTTGTCGCCGGGGTCGAAGTACACACCGTATTTCTCGGCGGTCTCCGCGACCGACACGCCGCGTGACACATCCCATATTGACGGGTCAGCAACGCCAAGTATCTTGCGCCCTTTAAGCCACGGATGCGTCTGCTCCGTCTCGCGGATGCGCTTAAACTGTTCGTCGGGTGTCCACTTGACACCTTCGTTAGGCGTATCTGTGCAGCCGTACAGCTCCAAAACGCGATACAGTACGCCGTCATAGTCGATAGCCCACCATGCGCAACTAAACGGCTTGTTATAGCCGAAGTCGTATGACCTGTATATCGTCCAGCCACGTGCCGCGCCTTCGTTCAGGTCAAACGCCGGTATAACATGCGTAAATCTGCGCTGTGCTATAGCTTCTTCCGGCGTTATCCCCGCCTTTGCGCACAGTTGCGCATCCGGGCGCGTTCTGAAATCTTCAAAGAATGCGCCGTCGAATATATCCCATTCGCCCTCCAACCACGCCTTACGCAGCTTAGGCGGCAGGGCTTCAAGCTTTTTTATATAGTCGGGGTCTGCATCCATCAGCGGCTTGTTATCCGTGACCTTGCTTTGAATAAATGAATAGTCCTCCGGGTTCTCCCCATCGGTATAGGCGCGGTCTATCGCCAACCGCTTCACCCAACTGTGCCCAACGCCGCCGGGGTTACATGTAACATATATCCGCCGTGGGAAATCATTCGCGCCACGCACGCAGGCCGAGAGCTTCCTGAACCGTTCTTCGGTTTGGTGGGTACCTTCGTCCAAAAACAGAATATCCGTTTCTGTGCCCTGAAAGCGTTCAGCATCCTTGTCGGTATCGCAGTACCTAAATAATATTCTGCTGCCGTTCGGGAATGTAATGACCTTCTTCTGATCGTTATAGCTTGCCATGCGCTGTGATTTATCAGCATCATAGCAATGCAGATCGCGTGTCAGAGGTACTATGTGGTTTTCCTGCAATTCCGGGTATGTTTTACGCACGATCATGCATGTTATCCCCGGAAACTTGAAGCAGTACAGCACCGCCGAGACGCGCACGACGAAGCTTTTGCCGCCGCCGCGTGCGCCGCCGAAAAACACAACATGCGCCCTATCCTTTAAAAATTCCTGTTGTGTAGGGATTAGGTAGTCGATTTTGTATTCAGGCATGGTTATTTACCGCAGAAATCATCGGCACCGGCAATGATAACGCGCACCGGCTCAGGCTGTGCTTCTCCTGCTGCCTGGCGTTCAAGGTTTTTAATGCGCGCTTCCTGCTCGCGTTTATCGGCATCGGATTTAACACCCTGGATTTCCGCAAGGTCTTTCATTGCGCCTGTAAGGCTTTTCAGGCCGCGTTTATCCTTGATAATATCCGCATCCGTTAACTGTGCTACAGCGCTGCATAGCTTGCTTGACAGCAGCCCAGCAGCTTCTAATAGGCTTTTGTATTCCTGATAATCAATTTCCAGCTGTGCTTTGATACGGTCTGCGCCCTTGGCCGCGCTATACTGCGTCCGCTTCTGCGCCCATTTTTCTCGTTCGGCGCGTTTTCGCAATGTACTGTACGAAACGTTGTGTTTCTCGGCAAGCGGCCTTGTGCCTATGTCGGTAGTAATATATTCAGTTTTGATATCATCCCATTTGCTCATGCCTTTATAATAATGTAGGTGGCGTTGCATTAATCAGCCCCACCTTGCGCACTTTTTTGCTGCACATAAAAAATCAAGGGTAACGCTTAATGCGCTACCCTTTAGTATTTTTCCGCTAATGTGATCTTGTAGACCGGGCATTGTGCGTACTGTGTGCAGCAGTATTTGGACACATACACCCGGCGTTTCTGCTCGTCGCCTTTAAACCACAGCTGCAATCTTGCGTCACCGCATGGGCCTTCACAAAAGATCTTGTTCTCACGCGCCGAGCCTTTTGACCAAAACGGGCATTTTGCCCGGCTGTCATAATATCCGTCAGCGCCCCTCATGCAGCGTATACCTCGCGTACCGTGTCGGGATGCCGTAACGGTTAAGTCCGGTCTCCATCGTTGTTTCAACGTCATAGCCGCGCTTGCGAAGATCAAACACGCGCCCGGATGCCCTGCCTATGCCGTAGTCATACATGGCCTCGCGGCTTGTTATGCTGCCGTGTTTGCGCATGTGATTTAACATCATTTCGCACTGACTTTGAATTATCATGTTCCGCGATACCTCCAACATTTTTTAGTTGTAAATGTCTTTACCGCCCTTGCGCGTTTTATGTAGCCAGTCACCAGCAGCTCCCTTGCCGGATATTCATTCCGCGCCGCCGCCTTGCGTTTATCGTTCTCCGCGCAAAACGCCTGATAGCTGCTGCAATTGGCGTGGCAGCCTATGCGGCGCGCTGTGCAGCCTTTACAGTCGTTAGTCATCTTTTTGTAAATTCTTTGGGTGCAAAAGCAGCGCACCAGCCGTTACGCTTATCGCAGTCGCAATCGCACTGATCGCAGCACCAGTCGTAATAGGTGTTATCGCTCCGGCGGCAGATTTCACGGATTGCTACGCGGTAATCTTCTATTTCTTCATTGTAATCGTGGCACAGTGCATCGAAGTCTTTGCGTTCGCTACGCAGTAGGCCGTGCAAATAATCATAATGCGGTTTTGGCACACCGCCGAGAACATCTAACAGCCATAGGCGTATTATATATAGTAATCTTTTCATATCTGTACTCCCATACGATCGGCAAACTGGTGTAATCGAACCATTATGTTATCCAAAATTTTATTTGTACCTATAAGCGCAGCTTCAAGCGTATCTTCTCCCAGCGTATCGGGTTCGGCCGTGTTTATGCCAAATGTTTGTGCTTCTATAGCACTTAACACAACGTTAATTTCGCATACCGCCTTGTAATTAGTACCCGTAATATTTTTTATAGTATCTGTGGACGCAACGGCTGGCATAGGTGCACAACACACCTCGTTTGCTCTTTCAAAATTCATATTTACCATCCTTTCGACTAACGTTTCTGTAGTTTGTCACATATTTTTGCGGTTTCTTCTGCAAGATTATCGTATATTTCTTTCGGAATAACATAATCAATGCCATCTGCGCTACACGGAACGACGCTGTCCAATCTTTCTTTCAGTCGAGCCAGTTTTGCAGATTTATAGGCTTCTACAAGCGTTTCGCAATCGTGCATTATAACCATTTGGTCGAGCATAATGCGCACATCGGCTATTTCCTCCGCAATATGTTCAACATTATCCTCGCCGCGCTCATACTTGCAAAGTTCCTTTTGCAGCTCCGACATTTCTTCCATGCATACGAACGTCTGCAATTGCCCGCCGTAGGTTTCAAGCGCCTGCTGGTATATCTGCTTTGCCTGATATTCGGATTTTTCTCCGGTGTCTTCTAACAAGCGAAGCACTTCATATGTGTTGGCACAGTGATAGCCTTTGCCGTTTACAAAGACAGTGTAGCTGCCGTCGTGGTTGCTTTTGGCTTCCCAGCCTACGTTTTTTGGCATTTCATCCTCCTAAAAATAGATTTATCTGCATGGAGTGTTCTCTGAAGCGTTCTTCCTCTTTTTCGAAGTAATCCTTATCAATTTCACATCCCACATAGTCAAAGCCCATATTGTAAGCGGCTATCCTGCTTGAGCCGCTGCCCATATGCGTATCAAGTATCTTGTCACCCTCTTTTGCGTAACAACTATATATCCACTCATATAACTTCACGGGCTTCTGTGTTGGGTGAAATCGTCCGATTTGATTTTGCATATTGATGTCAATCACCTTTGCATTATCGTTGAAGCTTGTCCATGCGTATTCACACATTGCCATTGAGAAATTTTCGGGAATGTTTGTTTTCCGGAGTATCAGGAAGCACCTTGTCGGCGGTAGGGCAAAATAATTGCCGCCCCAAATAATTTGGTTGCGTGAGACACGAAATTGTATCTATCCAGCCGCCGCGTAGTGATTTGCGTTCAAGCAGGCTTATCGTGGTTTGGGCTATGCCGGATATTTCGACCAGCCGCACGATGCTTAACCCTGCATCCAATCGCGCCTTGCGCATATATTCCCCGCGTGTCATTTTTGTCCCTTTCTTATCGTCGTTTTAACGCTTTCAACGCCGTCACGGAGTGTAGCCGTCAGCACATCGAAGTTTGCGTTTATGCAGTCCTCGTTGAGCTTTCGCGCCGTCGTTATCGTCTGGCATATATCGTCAGCAGCTTCGGTTATGGTGTTCACTGCCTCATCGAGCTTTTCAAGCAGTTTGATGATTGCCGTCGCCGTGTTGTCAATCGGCTCTGCTGGCGGTTTGGGCTGCGGCGCTGCTTCTGCCGCTTTGGGCGTTGCTCTGCGATGCCGTACCGCCTCAATAGCCTCCGCGACTTCTTGCGGCAGTTGCGTATTGAGGTATTCGCAAGCCCAGACAATCGCCCCGCCGGTTGTCGCAGACCGAGAATATTCTATTAACTCGTCCCACCGCTCATTGGCAATGTGCTTTACCACAGTGTACAGTTTGTTGCAGTAGCTCCCGCTCGCGCCGACCGCAAACGCCGCCTGTTCGCCTGTCTTGCCCATCGACATAAGCGCAATTATCTTCTCGTTCGTCGCGTTAGAAATTCGTCTTGCTCCCATTTTTGTCAGTCCTCCTTTTTATTTTTCCCATTCAAGCGCTTGCCCACTATGTCATCCCACCGCCCATGCGCCACCGGCGCATAGCCCTGCTGTACCGCCATGCGCTTAAACTCGCTTTTTGTCGGTTCGTGAATATAAATAGGCTCGACAGCAGGCGCACACTTAATGCGCTCGATAACTTTGTGAGCGCCTCGCATTTCTGCGCTCGTTATTTTTTCTCTTACCGTGTATACCACCGATTGCTCGATGTCATGTAACAGCGCTTCACGATCTATGTATTCAGCCATTGTCATTCTCCTCCCGCAATTCATTTTCTTCAACGCAACAACTTGCACAAACGCTTTCTCCCGTCGGCAAACCGTAGCACTTTTCACCGACTTCAATGCGTTTTCCACAATACTTGCAATAATTCCAAAGGAAAGCGTTCCTGTCTATGTATTCAGCCATTGTCGCCCTCGCTTTCTGCCTGATTTTTCAGGTTTCCCCACGCTGTGTAGCAACTCGGGCACAGATGGTTTCGACCAAATTCACCCCATCCATACGGTAGCGTATAGCTAAATCTGCAATCATATCGTTCAGCCAGTTTGATTGCTCCGCAGTGATCGCAGATGAAAATTTTTCTCTTAACTAATGACATTGCTAATCCTCCATTCCGAACAGCCGCCGTTGTATTTCCACACACAGCGGTCACATTTTCCATAGCATGGTTTAGTCATCGTCATTCTCCTTTCCGCTAAGCCACGCACGCAGCTTGTGTGCGCACGAAACGCACAGCTCGTAGTCGTCGTCGTTTATTTCCATTTTAAACCGCCGCGTTCCTGCGTAGATCACGGAGCTCTTTGGGTTTATCTCCGCGCCGCAGCGGTCACAGATCAGTTTTGTCGCCATCTTTCCTTGCCTCCAATGCTTTTTCCGCCTCCTCGCGGGTCAGGAATACGGTCTTGCCAAAATCGGAAAACCGATAAAACCTTGGGGCCATTGGCGTGTATTGTACTGCAATGCACCATCCGTCAGTGTTCGTTTCGATCCATTTTGCCACCATCGGCAATATGGTCTTTTCCACGTGGAATCCGTACACAACATCGCCCACCTTACACGGCAGCACCACCACGCGCCCCGCCTTGTCGGCCTTTAGTAACTCGCGAATCCGCTCCGCCTTTGACGTGTCATCGCTAAAGGCAGATTCGATGATGACCTTTGCGTTTTCACATTGTTCCGGCGTCAGCCCCGTGTCCTCGTAGGCGGCGAGGCGGCTCCACGCCGCTTCTTCCCACTTGCAATTCATGGCGCAGTTCCCGCCAACTTCGAGGCATTCGGGGCCGTAAAAATGTGTGCAACAGATACCGTTTTCGTGCGATGTTTGCTTGCTATGTTTCGTCAGCCGTTCCATCACTCCACCTCCTGCATCCAGAACTCGCGGCTCCCATCGTTTACTCCTTTCGGCGCATCCGGCAGCGGCATCCAGTGACTCACTTTTACTTCTACGCCCCTGAAAAGCCAACTTTCTTCGTCATCGTTATATACCCCGACACTTGCTGCTTTGAAATAGGGCATATAAATCAGATAGTTGATGTAGGTGTTATTGTCATCGTCAATCCATTCCTTAGGCAACTTCTCGCTGCACGGAATCCACTGCATTTTAAGTTGGTTTCGTAAACGCATGATCTCTTTGCCCGTCCATTCAAGCTCCGCTCTCAGCGCTTCGTTTTCACGCCTTAGGTTTTGAATTAAAAGGTCAGTATCAGTCATTTACGTAACTCCCTTCATAAAGCAGCCCCAAAAGGTTTTGGACTTTTTGCCGCTGTGATGCCCGAACAGCGGTTTTCGCCCGATTACTCGCCATAGTTTATCCGCGGGGATCTGTGTTTCAGACCACTTGAATATCAGTACGCCATCGGGTTTTAATACACGCATACACTCCATGAAACCTTCTTGAATTGTCTGTTCCCAACCTTGATCGAGCTTGCCGTACTTTTTAACCAGCCACGAATTATTCCCGGCGCGTATTAAATGCGGCGGATCAAAAACTACAAGTGAGAAACTGTTATCGTCGAAGGGTAGGCAAGTAAAATCGCACTGAATATCAGGATGTACATAGCACGTTCTTTCACTAAGCCCGTTTGTGCTTTTCCATATCCCCGTTAATGCTTCATCCCGTTTATCGCAATAAATCGCATTAGGATGATTTTTGTTAAACCACATCGTGCGAGTTCCACACGTCACATCAAGTATCTTTTTGTTGGACATTTAATAGCCCTCCCTATGAAAGGCTTTCGCAAGAGGACAAATTGGAGGGCGAGAGCAACAGTATTGCAAACCAAAAGAAGATTTTGGAACGGTACTGCCGGGAGCATGGCTATACGGCAATCCGGCACTATGACGAGGACGACGGATATTCTGGTACGAACTTCAACCGCCCCGGCTTTCAGCGTATGTTAGCCGATATTAAGGCGGGGAAAATCAAGCGCGTTATCGTCAAGGATATGTCCCGTTTTGGACGCGATTATTTGCAAGTCGGTTTTTATACCGATATGCTGTTTCCCGATTTTGGCGTGCATTTTATCGCTGTCAACGACGGAGTGGACAGTACGCGGGGCGAAAATGAGTTTACCGCAATCCGTAATGTGTTCAATGAGATGTACGCCCGCGACACTTCAAAGAAGATACGCGCTACTTGGCAATCAAAGGGGAAATCCGGCGAACATCTTACCACAATCCCGCCTTATGGCTACATGAAAGACCCGGACAACAAAAAGAAGTGGATTATAGACGAGGAAG